TCGACGTCAGAGTCGCGGAGGCGGCCGTGGTGACAGCGTCAGCCACGGTGCGGCCGCCGTACGCGGCGGTGACCATGGCCTCGACTTCGGTGGAGGTGTCGAACGACTCCATCGTGAAGGTCAGGTCCGGCACGTCGCGAACCGTTGCCAGGCTCTTGTAGTTGCCGAGCTCGTAGATCTTCTCGGTCGGGATGTTGACCTGGCCGGGGCCACCGGTCTGGATGCGGTCGATAACCGTCTGACCGTTGCCGGCGTGAATGATCTGGCCACCCTTGATCGCCACTATGCGCTCCTTCCAAGGTTCGGAGGGCGCGGGGATTGCGGACGCCCATTCACCGAGGTCTTCGACGGTGGCGGACGGCGGCCAAACCAGAATCGGGGCGTTGAACGCCCGTTCACAGGTCTAGGTGCCCAGGCCACGCAGGAACTGACGCAGCAGTCGGTTGACCTCGACCTGGCCTCGGCGGCCCGGATCCTGGTCCCTGTAGGCCATCAGGTAGGCGTGCTGGGGCGTGATCTCCTTCTTGATGATGCCCGAACGACCCCGGCCCGGCTTGTTCGAGGGGATCAGCTTGCCGGCCCTGTCAACGCCGAACCGCGTGATCGGAGCGCCGGCCAGCGCGCGGTCGCCGCGCATCCCGATGATGGTGCCACCCCAGAGGCCCTTGAGCTCGCGCCCGATCATGGGCCTCTTGCCGTAGCGCGGCCAGACCTCGGCCGAGCCCTCCTCGAGCGTGCGCCAGTACTTCGCCTGGGACTGGTCCAGGAAGGACGGCACGCCGACGTTGAAGCCGCTGGGGCCCGAGCGGATGTTCTTGGGGTCGGCGGTGACCTTGAGGAGCCGGCCGGTCGAGACGCCCCGACGGATGATGCTGCCCTGGACGTTCTCCACGACGCCGAGCTGCATCTCCTTGGCGGCCTGACGACTCCAGGACTGGATGCCGTTCTGCACGCCAGCCCGAAAGAGACCCTTGGCGTCTCGGAGGTTCGGGACGGTGAAGTTGACCCGGATCATCCCACCGCCCTCGCCGTAGGACCCGGTCAGGATGGGGCCGGCCATGGCTACTGACTCCCCACGCGAGCACGGATCGCGGCGAGCTCCTCGTGGATCTGGGCGATGAGCTCGAGCGCCTCCTCGTTGACCACGACCCCGTCGGCCACCGAGGCCTTCAGGACGTCCAGGCACAGGTCGTGGTAGGCCCCGAGGGTGGAGAGGATGGCCTCCCTCAGCTCCTCGCGCAGGCTCTGGGGCAGCTTGGGGTAGATCTCGCGCTCGACGTACTTCATCAGGGTCGCCACGCTGCGCCGGCGCTGCTCGACGAGCAGGTTCCTCACGAACGAGCTCACTCGTTGACCTCCTGGTAGCGGACCATGGCGGTAGCCTTCACGACCTGCCAGGCCAGGGCGAATGAGTGCTCGGGACGATCGCGCTCGACGTCGTCGAACTCGATCGACCACCCGGGAACGGCCGTTGACGTGGCCTGGTTCACCACGGGGATGAAGCGCTTGGGCCAGAACGCCTGGCGCCCCAGGAAGATGTCACGGGCGTCCTCGGCCAGGGTCTGGGCGTGGGCGTCGACGTCCATGAAGACGTCGACGAAGATCGGCAGCTCCACGACGTGCAGGCCGCTGCCCATCTCCTCTGGGTCAGGCTGGAACTCGTTGCCGAGCGTGATGCAGACCAGGCCCGCCTTCAGGCCCGACGGCGTGACGCCCGGGACCAGGAAGTCAGCGGCCGAGCGCGTCCGGTCGAACGTGACCACCGGGGAGCCGAAGGGCGTGGTGGCCGCATTGGTCCAGCTCAGCGCGGCGAGCCCGGCCTCGACGTGGTCGGCGACCGTGTGGTGGACGTGGCGCGAGGAGTGCCGCAGGAAGGTCATCGCTCATCCTCTGCGGTCACCAGGACGGTCCAGACGTCGATGGTGCCCAGCGCGACCGGGGGCAACGCCTTGGCGTAGTGGTAGCGGCCGCCACCGATGGTCATGTAGGAGAAGCCCTCGACCTGCTGGTAGTCCGGGTCGAGGAGCGTGATCTTCAGGCGCGAGGCAGTGACATTGCCGAAGGTCTCCTGCTGCGCGGCAGCGTCCATGTACTCCACGGCGCACGGCACCAGAACGGGCGTCGGTGTCCGCGTCGTGCGCACGGTCGGGTCGAACCCGACGCTGTCCGAGTCCACCTCGCCGGCACTGACGGTGGCGAACAGGAAGAAGGTCGCCTTGTCCTCGACGCGGGTGGGCTCTCCGAAGCCCATGGCGCGACGGAGTCCCTCGAGCACCTCGGCCTCGTTGAAGCCGGGCGGCACGAACTTGGTCACGGCCTACCCCAACTGGCCGAGCTCCCGGGGTACTCGTAGTACGCGAACGCACCCAGGGTGACGGGATTGGCCATGCGGCCCAAGTAGCCGTCGTGGACGTGGACGACGCGGCCGGAGGTGCGCCCGACCTGGATCAGCGAGTCGAGTCGCTGGCGCAGGTAGGCCATCTCCTCCTTCAGGACCGTGGCGGCCTTCTGGGTCTCGATCTCCACGGGTCCGGCCTTGTAGCGCGAGCTCGTGTTCAGCTGGCGGATCTGGGCCCGGATGATGCGCATGCCGGTGAAGAGGGTGACCAACGCCTGGCCGGCCAGGGACAGCTCCTCGGAAGTCTCCAGCTCGTCCAGGGTCAGGGTGGAGAAGAAGCCCTGCAGCTGCGCCTCGGCGAAGCCGTCAGCCAGCGAACTCTCGAGGTCGGTGTCCTCGGTGTTGGGGAAGTAGGTCGCGAACTCCCCGGGCACGGCCAGCTCCCGCTTCAGCGGTTCAACGAGCGTCGAAAGGTCGGTCACGCTAGGAACTTCGGCCCCGCATGGCGAAGCGGGACCGGGACGCCGTCAAGGCCCCGGTCCCGCTTGTCGAACCCCAAGGAGAAACAACCATGCACCGACTACTTCGGCCACGGCACTAATCCACTCGCGCGGCGCCTCATTCCCCAATGCAGCGCCGCGCGGGTGGAGATCACTGGCGCACTGTGCGCGCTTCCTCGTTGGCCTGCGTGGTGCCGCCGACGGCATAGAGGTCCTCGATGACGCGCGTGAGGATGTCGACGTGGCGGGCACCGGCGTTGATGTCGTTGACCATGGCCTTCAGTCGACGGGCGTTGACCTCGGTCGTCTCCCGGATGAAGTCCTCGAAGTCGCCGTCGTCCAGCTCGAAGGCGGCTGCGAGCTCGCCGTCAGAGAGGGCGTTCGGTGAGCGGGTCTGCGGATTGGAGTCCTGCTCCGCGTCCTTGCGCAGCAGCATCCCGTTGACGAACGGGTCGTTGCGCGGGTCCAGGACCTTCTCCTGGGCCAGGAGCCGGTCGTCGGCGGTGATGCGCAGGATCATGCCCTTGCCGGACACTGACCGGGAGCGAGGGGCCCCCTTGTGATCGGTGACCTCCACCCACACACTGCTGTCGGTCTGGTTGGTCCAGACCTCCTCGGGCACGCGCGCACGGGGCTCCGCGATGACGCGGCCCGGCTCGTCGTTGAAAACGCTCATGGTGTCTCTCTCCTCAGTTCCTAGTCCCTAGTGAACCGGCGCCCGCAAGAGGTTTCGGCTCGGTCTTGCATGGCACTCTAATGGTGCCGCAATCCATCCCTGGTGAAGCTATGCGGATCTGGGTGTTGCGACGTCGTCAGGCGGGATCGTCGAGAAGGATCCGTGATCCAGAGGCGAGGTCTGCGTGCGCAAGAAGGCGGTCGCGATCGCGTTGATGAGCACGACGGCCAAGGCGGTCTGTTCGACGCTGACCGACGTGCCGTAGATCGCCAAGAAGGCCAGGATGCCCTTGAACAACTCGATGATGGCCGACAGTGCCGTCTCGGTGGTTCCCCACGCGAGGTAGAGCGCCGAGAGGCCGTTCAGGACGGCGAGCAGGTAGCCGAGGTCGGTCTGGGTCGACAGGCCGATGAACTCGAGCCAGTCGAATGCCAGCGCCAGGGTCAGTGCCGCCTGGATCAGCGCGATGATGGCAGACGGCTCGCGGCCGAGGATCTGCCTGGGGCCGTCGGCCGGCCCAAGGATGCGTGGGGTGGTCATGAGCGCTCCTAGAAGAGGGGACCGTGCACCCGCCGCCAGGGAAGGGCGTCGGGGGCCTACCTCGAATACTTCGACAGGACGCACAACAGCCCCGGCTGCGAAAGCCGGGGCCGCTGTGCGGGGGGTGTTTCAGAGGTGGATCAGGGAGTGACGGTTGCGTCGACGATCCGACGAGCCTGGCCCGGGCGGTGGACGATGCCACCGACGTCCATGCGACCCCGGTAGTGCCGGTAGTCGACCGTGTTCTCTTCCCACGACTTGGTCTGCATGCCGCCGTACTTGATGAACTTGCCGACCGTGCCGGCGAACACCCACAGCTCGTTGGCCGGGAGGTACGCGACGTCGTTCTCGTCGGTGTAGTTCAGCAAGCGGACCACGTTGGCCCCCCGGTAGACGCCGAGGCGTCCCTTCCGGCGGATCTCAGCGGTGCCCTCCGGGTCGAACAGAGCAGCGGCGTCAGTGACGACGTCGGAGATCTGGTCGATCATGGCGGCGCGGCCCATGATGGTGACCGGCGCCGGAGCGGCACCGTTCGGGCGGATCGCGTCCGTGACCTCCCGGACAGCCGTGTCCAGGTTGGCCTTGGTCATTCCCGTGGCGGCAGCGATGTACTGGGGGCTGCCGGACGGGATCGCGGTCTGCAGCATCTGGAACATGCGGCGGTTGAGCTCCGCGTCCAGGCGCTGCTCGGCGAGCGTGACCAGGTCCTCGATCGTCTCCGCGTAGTTGGCGCGGAGCTTGTCGGCGAACTCGGAGACGTGGTAACCCACGGTGTCCCGGGGGATGTCCCAACGCTCGGTCTTGAGCTGCGTCTCGTCGATGTAGCCACCGCGCGCGGTCCAGAAGACCTGGAGGCCCCGACGCTCGGTGATCGTCTCGACGTCGAACTCGCCGATCGTCTTGGTCTCGAAGTACGTCGAGAAGAGGTTCTCGAAGTCGAAGCCGTAGTCCAGGCGCTCCGAGATGATCGCCGCCATCTGGCGGTGCCACGTCTCGTTGTCCCAGTTGTCGGCAGCTTCCTGGTTGAGGGACGCCTTGGCCCGCTCGTACTCCTCCAGTGCTTCGCGCGAAGGCCGGCCGAACGGGTCAGCCTGGGCCTTCGCTCGCAGCAGGGAGTCGATGTGAGTCTTCATGTTGAGTGCGCCCCCTTTCAGAACTGCACGACGGCTTCGCAGTAACCTGCGGCCGAGACGATGTTGGTCACGGAGAGCCAGGGCTTGACGGTCGCGCCGTCGGCCTTGACCCACTTGGTGCCATCCCAACCGAGCTGGTCGCCGAGGGCGACAGCGGTCAGGGTGACCATGGTGACGGCGGCCTTGGAGCGGGTGCCCCGGTTGTAAACCGCCGTGTTCTTGAACCACACCTTGGTCCCGACGCCCGCCCACATGGTGGAGAGCTGGTCGAGCTTCGCGGTGCCGAGGTCGAGCGAGTCGTGACCCAGGTGCGGGGACGCGGTGAAGATCGAGCCGAGGTGGCTCTCTTCCTGCACCAGGAGCCCGTGGACGCCGGAGAGCGGCGCCTCGTTGGCGGGGCACACCTTGAGCCGGCCCTCAGCAGCCGCGTCCAGGCGAACGGCCGTTCCGAGGAGCAGCGGGGTGCCGGTCGCGGGGGTCTTGAAGCGGCCCTCGCGGGTCGCCATGGACTCGTCGCTGCGGCGGAACCCGAAGTTGAGTCCGTAGTCCGATGCCATGTCACGCCTCCTTCGGGGCGACGTAGCTGCGCATCAGGAAGTTGCGGCCGGCGACGACGGGCGCGCCGCCAGTGACGGGCTCACCCACCATGGCGGTCTGACGCGGAGCAGAGGTGGGGGCGGGGGTTCCGCCATTGCTGACTGCCATGTCGTCGAGGTAGCCGGTGAAGGCGTCCTCTGTCATGGCGATGACTCGCTGGATCCGCTTCTCGTCGGCGAAGAACTCGTCGTCGAGGTGCTTGGCGACCTCACGAAGCTTGGTGATGCGCTCGTCCTTGCGCGCGGCGGCTGCCTCGCGCTCGGTGACCTCGGTCTTGAACGCCTCGAAGCTCGTCTCGGTCTCCGTGGCCTTGGCCTCGGCGGCCTCGCGGGCCGAGAGCTCGACGTCAAGCTTGTTCTCGAGCTCGACCTTCTCGGCCTGGAGCTGGTCACGCTCGGCGGTCAGATTGGTCGTCTCCTTGGCAACGCGGTCCGCGAGGATCGCGATGTGCTCCTGTTCGGAGTACGTCTTCTCGTCTGCCATGCCTCCTCCTCTCGTATCAGGTCGAGGCATCGGAAGCTCGACCAGCTATCACCGAGGTCTTCGACGGAGGCTGAGCGGGGACAAACTCTCAACGGGCGTTGAGGTCCCCGGATCCAGAGGTGCAGTAGCGGCCGCTGCAGGCCGGAGCGTGGCGGCCGGCGGCGTGCGCGGCGATGCGGGTGACGATCCCGGCCCACATCCACAGCCAGCCAGTCATCAGCGAGTGCGCTTGCGAGCCTGGCGCTGAGCCTTGTTCTTGCGGCGGTCGCGCGCGGGCCGGCCGACCTTCGGGGTCTTGTGCTCCCGGGACCGAGCGGCCGGGAACATCATGCCGTCGTACGGCATCAGCGGTTGGCCCAGCTGAGGAGGCCGGCGACCATGTCGCGAGCCTGGGGCTCAGTCAGCGCGCCGTCGTCGGAGAGGCCGTGCTCCTCCGAGGTGGCTGCCGCCTGGCGCAGAACCTCGACGTCGGCGTTGGCCCAGCCGGGCTGGGTCGGGGGCACGATGATGGCGCCACCGAAGAAGGTCGGGTCGACGAACCGCTTCGTGCCCGAACGGTCGTTGAGGTGCGTGCAGGCCTTCTGGGTCATGTAGTCCGGGTAGGAGAAGCGCTCCCCGCAGCCGGTATCGCCGACGCACGCGACCTCCCGCGAGGTGCACTCCATGGAGAACCAGAGCTTCTTGTCGGCGGCCGCCATGTCGATGATCGCGGCCTCGCGAGGGAAGAGGAACTCCCACACCACGGCGTCAGCGGCGATGTGGCTGCCGATCTCCGAGCCCTTGGCCGACTTCTGGCGGCCGACCAGCTCGCTGCCCATCAGGGCGCCGATGATGTTGGTCTCCTGGTGGAGCCAGTTCAGCGGGCCGCCGGCCACGGACGCCTGGCCCATCTCGAGGTCGTCGGCCGTCCACATGGCCTTGTTGCGGTTCGGGGAGTCGGCCTCCACGAACCGGCCGCGCAGGTACTGGAAGCCCTCGTTGGCGCGCGCGATCTGGCGCAGCGGCGCGGTGATGACCGTCCGGCCGCTCGCAGCGGTGAGTACGAACGCCCGTTCACGGACGGAGTCGTCGGGGGCAGCGGCGGGCGCGGCCGCAGCCGGCGGAGTGCCGTACCGCTGACGGAACTCGTCGCGAAGGTCGATGCTCATGGGTGCCTCACTTGCCGGTCGATGGGTTGCCGTTGCCCGTATTGGGCTTCGTCTGGGCCTGGGGTGACTGCTTGGACTTCCCGCCGCCCTTGGGCCGACCGCCGCGCGCGCCGGAGACCGCAGGCGGTTCGGGTGCCCCGTTCGGCGTCTCACCTGAACCCCCGTTGCCGCTGAAGGGGACCTCGGTCTTGAAGATGTCGTCGAGGCCCGACTCCTCCTCGTACTGACGACGCTGGGCCTCGGTGGCCTGGTCGAAGTTGAAGAACTCCAGCGTCGACTCGCGCGAGATCTCCTTCTGAGCCCGCAGGGCCATGATCGCCTGGACGATCTGGGCATCCGAGTCGAGCTGGACGTTGCGCGGGGTGAAGGTCAGGTTGGGCTCGTCGGTGAAGACGCCGTCGTTCTTCGGGTGGTTGATGGCCGCCCGGGCGATCCGCTGCTCGAGGACGCGCTTCATCATGAGCCGGCGAGACTCGAGCAGCCGGCCGATGCCGCGCGCCACGGTGAGGGTCGACTCGTTGCGCTGGCCGCCACCGGAGATCGTGATCGCGCCCAGGGTGCGGGCCAGGATCCGCCGATCGAGGGTGTCGTACTTCTCGCCGGCCAGGACGTGCTCCTGGTCCGGGGTGATGATGTCGATGTTCAGGCGGTGGTCGCCGATGATGACCGGCAGCTTCGCCACGACCTTGAACTGGTCGTTGAGGTTGTCGATCTCCTCCGGCATGGCCGGGTCCTTCTCGGTGCCCTTGCGGATCAGGAGGATGTAGTTCGCGGCGCCGACCAGCGAGACCCGGTCGGCCTCCATGAGTTGCTGCTTGAGGTCGAGCAGCGGGAAGACCGACTTCAGGCGGTTCTCCGGGAACCGGTCGTACGTCGGCTTGGTCCGCGAGTAGCGGAAGACGTGCTCGGGGTCCAGCTCGATGAGCCGGGTCGCGTCGATCCCCCACTTCTGGAGCAGGTCGCGCTCGGCGCGGGGCAGGAAGATGGACCCGAGGAAGAAGCGGCGCATCACCGGGTCGAGGTAGGACGGGTCGCCGCTGAGCTGGTAGGCGCCCCACTGCTGCATCTCGCCCTTGGTCGCGTGCCAGGCGATCCGGTCATTGCCGAACGGGCCGGGCTGGAGCGGGACGACGCGCTGCGGGTCCAGGAAGCTCAGGCCGACGGGAACGTGGGCGCGCACGGTTTTGCGGCGGCGGTTGCCGCTGGCGCTGGCCTTGCCGCGCATCTTGAAGTCGCGGTCGCCCCACCACATGCCGACGACGACCTGGGAGTAGGTGAACTCCTCGCGGTGCCACTGGCGGACGAACTCGTCGAGATTCAGGTCGCGGCTCAGCTGGTTGAAGATCTCAGCGTCGTCGGCCTCTTCGGACTCCCACTTCACTCCCTGGAGCATCAGGCCCTCGGTGACGTCGCAGACGCCGCTGACGACGTCGTCGTTCGCAACGGCCGTTCGCGCGGTCTTCATCAGCGTGTAGGGGTTGTCCGGCGTGATGTAGGAGGTCCGGTCGAACAGGCTCGAGTTGCTTCGCCCCTGGACCTGGGAGACCCAGTTGGCCACCTGGCGCGAGACGTCGCCGAGGGTCTGGGCGATCTCCTGGTGCTCGCGGCCGCTGGAGTCGATGAAGGGGATGCCGTCGCCCGTGGTGCCGCGCACTACCTCGATCGTCACGTCTGGGCCCCCAGCATCGAGAGGTCCTGACGCATGACCTCGACCAGACGCGAGGCGATCTTGAACTGTCGGTCTAGCTCGGCGAGGAACCGCTCGACCTGCTGGGTCCGAACCCGGGTGTATTGCCGGTCGATGCCCTCCACCCGGTGCAGGAGCACACACAGCTCGGTGAGCCGGGCCGAGTAGGCCGCGACCTCGCGCATGACCTCGTCGGCCTGCTTGCGGTGGAAGCCACGGATGGCGGCCGCCACGATGTCGAGCTCGGCCTCGATCTGAACGCGCGTTCCGAGGTAGCCGGGCGACCCCAGACTGGTGACCGGGTCGACGATGACCACCTGGCCCACGAGCTTCAGCTCAGGAGGGTCGGCGGGCGAGAGGTCGGTTGCATCTTCGAGGACAGCCTTGGGCACGTCTCGTACTTCGGGCGAAACGAACGCCAGCGAACCCGATTGAACCCCTCAGAAGCTGAATCCAACCCGGTCGAGCCGGGGAGTGCGGACCTCGCGGACCTTCAGCGCCTCCTCGATGTTCATCAGCGCCTTGCCGGCGATGAGCATCTTGGCCGCGTCGAGCGTGTGGAGCGACCCGCCGCTGTACTTGGTCTTCCGGCCGGAGGCCGATCCCTCGTCTCGGACGTACTGGATCTCCTGGCCCTGCCACTCGGTGAGCATCTCCCGGTCGTACGGCAGCTCGATCCGGCCCATGTCGACGATCTTGCGCAGCTCGTCGGTGGCGAACTCGACGACGTTCTTCTGGATGACGGCGTCGATGGCCGTCTCCTTGCCCACGAGCTCGCGGTCGTCGAACTCCACGGCGACCTTCTGGGAGAAGCCGTAGCCCTTGACGCGCTGGGAGATGTGCTCGGGCGTACGCCGGCGGTCCAGCTGGGTGCCGACGGTGACGGGGTCGAGCTCCTGCCACAGCGGCAGGCCGTTGCCGGTCTTGTCCAGGGCGAACCGCTGGAGCCGGTTGCCGTAGAACTCGAAAATGGACCGGATGACGTGCGCCTGGTCGGCGGCCGAGATCCGCATGAGGTGGATGCGCGCCAGGATGCGCAGGAGGTCCGCGCCCTTGTCCTTCGGGTGCTTCAGGATGCCGCCGATGAGGATCTCGGACGGGTCGTGGGTGTAGCCGACGTCCATCCCGCCCCAGAACGACGTGTACTGCTCGTGCAGGTGGGTGCCGGGCAGCTGGAGGAAGGCGTCGATGGGCGCGCCGGAGGAGCGCAGAAGGTCGTCGGTGATCTTGACCGGGTGGTAGACCGACTGGTTGTACTCGGTGGCCCAAGAGGACTCCTGGATGCGCACGCACTCGAGGAGCCGCGCGAGCACGAAGACCGGGTTGGTCGCGTCGCCGTGGTCGCCGTAGATGTTGCGGCGGTAGTCGATGTTGTCCTCGGTGCCGCCGTAGATCGCGATCTTGGCCCGGCGCTCCTCGGCGCTCCAGGTCGGGCGGTGCATGGCCATGTAGCGGTGGACGTAGAACGGGATGTCGGGGTCCTCACCGACCGTGTACTTGTAGTAGCGGTCCCGGATGCCTCGCGACACCCCGTGGACCCGCCACTGGGCGCCCTCGGTGCCGGACTTCATGGTCTCGATCAGCTCGAGCCAGCCGGTGTCCGGGAAGTCCTGACCCTCGTCGAGCTCGATGACCAGAGGGTGCATGCCCTTGACGCCTCGGCCGTCGCGGTTCGGGAGGCGGCTGATGATCCGCGAGTTGTTGATGAAGTGGACCTGGAACTGCGGCTGGTGGTTGATCCCGTTGCCACGTTGCCTCGGGAGCATCTCGCGCCCCAGGCGGGTCGAGAGGAACTTGTGCTCGACCTTGTCGGTGACCGGCCGGAGGTGGTTGAGCTCGGGAGCGGTGATGAGCATCTCGGCGCCCGGGAAGCAGAACGGGAAGGCGAAGGCTCGCATGATGAGGCCGTTGGACTTGCCGAGCGATCGGCCGGCGTGGTCGATCTGGTAGGTCGACTCGTTCCTGTACCAGGTCCACTGGGCCGGCCAGACGCGGTAGATCCCGTCCTCCTGCTCCTCGTCGATGAAGCAGAACTCGGCCAGCTCGATCCCGGAGGGGTCGTCCATGATGGCGGCGAGGTACATCTCCTCCTCGTCGAGGGCTGCGATGGCACTCACAGCTGCTCTCCGATCTGCTCAGCCCACCCGAGAGCCATTGCAGCCACCTGGATCAGCTCGCCGCGCACCGCGAGAAGGTCGAGCTGTCCGTCGCGGCCGGCGGCGTCGTTGAACTCCTTCGCCACCTCACCAACCTCCTCGGCCAGGATCGTGAAGCGCAAGAGGGCGGTGACGGGCATGGACTCCATGGCCCGATGTCCGTGCTTCTCCTGGGCGCGGTGACGCTCCTGCGCAACCTCGTCGTAGATGCTCACACCCTGCTCCGATCGAGGTCGTAGAAGACGCTCCACACTGGAAGCTCCTGGGCTCGCAGCTCGACGACATTCTCGACGTCGCGGCTCGTGATGCTGGTCAGCTCCCGAACCACGCCGAGCACCGCGAGCCGATCCTCGGCCCTACGCCTCCAGATCAGGTAGGCAATGCAGGGGCCGTGATAGTTCTTGCCGTCCCGGTTGCCGCTCGCGTGACGCGAGTCCCTGCTCCAGCGGAAGCCGTGACCGCAGTGCTCGCAGCGGTCCGGGCGGTAACCGTTCCGCTTGAAACGCCTCCACCACGGGGCGATGCTCCTGGCCCTGCTCTGCAGTGTGCGGCTCATGTCTTATTCCTCGGCTTGCCCGCGTCGCTCGGGCGTACGCCGGCCGCCTTCTCGATGAACTGGACCGTCAGGTCGGGCTGGACGGCGAAGGCACTGTCGACGGCCATCAGGATCCACAGTCGGCGCCACTCCTGGAAGTACGACGGGTGGACCCGCAAGGCCTTGGCGAACTGGTCGATCCGACCCATCGAGCCGTGCAGGTCGTGCACCAGGAGCACCTCACGCTCCCCGGTGAGGATCCGCTGGACCTGGTGGTGGTGGAGCCCCATCTGCTGAGCGAGCCAACGGACGCTCCGATCTCCCAGGAGCTCCTTGATCGCCTCGGCGAACGGCAGGTCGCAGTACTGGGGCTCGAGCAGGGACCGCAGCTCAACGAGCGTTGGCTGACCGGAGCCAATGGCCGCCATCTTCCAGACGTCCGCGAGGATCTTGTACATGATCTCGGGGCTCGCGG